TTGCCAGTTTTCTTTGTGCGAGAGCAAATGGCACAATACGCCCAGCGCCTCTGGAGACAGCCCGTCAGTTCGCCGCCCCGCGTCCTCGCTGCCGCGCAGAAGAAGATTCGGAATCTTTGTATAAAGAATGTCTTTGAATTGTGCGCGTTTAAAGATCATTTAATCGTGCGTCTCTGCTCTAATCTGTTCGTTGCAACAGTAATCAGCGTGTATCATAGCAATCTTTTCGTGACATTGACAAGTGTATAAGGCGCGTACTGGATAAAAATACACTATCAAATCGTTGCATATCTTTGTAAGATGCTCTGTGTGGAGTTAAACAAAAGTAAATTTAACCGCATCTACAACTTTTTTTTAGACAGGGAGGACGCTATGAACGCTATTAAAAGTAACGGCGCAGCCAGTTACTCGTTTGGTCGAACAGAACGAGCCAGACTGGTCAATAGAGCGCTTGACGTTTCGGGTGTCGCACCGCACGGCAAAGCGACAGCAATATCACTGGCAACTGGCGTGAGCAAAGCAACAGCCGCAGGATGGCTGAAAGGCTCGCTGCCGCGAGACTGCACCAACCTCATCGACTTCAGCGACAAATATGACATCAACATTTACGAGTGGATCACCGGAACACCTCGCAAAGAAACGATGAACATGGAGAAGTTGCAGAACTGTATAGAAGTAATCTTGAAATTTCAGGAGAGTGAAGGCTGTGCGTTGACTTCATCTCAAATCGGCAAGCTCTCATGCATGCTGTATGCTGACGAGTCGAAGGCTAAGTACTTGCTCGACAACATTAAAATGTTCATGTAGCCAAAAACTAGCCGACTGGTAGTTTTTTAATCGTAAATGTAAAAAAGGCTTGCAATTAGTTACAGAATATCTGCTTAATGGGGCGTATCTAACCAGTAACGAATAACTAGGGTTTAAAAACAATAACTATAAATTGAGAAAGGAAGAGTGATATGAACGACACTTATGATGGCGCTGCGCCATCACCACCACAATACGAGCAGGAAGGCTGCATACATGTCCATAATGTATGTATCGAATATAACACTACATCTACCTACTTTGCTCCCAGCGTAACGCCCCCACAAATAGACTTAATCAATCAGCCCAAAACCTACTCAGACGATCAGCTTATAGCCGCATTTGATCAGTGGTGTCGTCAAGTCAATACGGCGCAATCGTTAAGCGCGGTGACATCGCTATTGGAGGATCGTAGCAAAGTGATCCCCATTAATCGCAGCCCTAAAGAAAATTAGTTGGTATCAAGTTGATATATATATGTGATTTATGACGCCATTGATTTGACTGACACGATAAGATCGTATTATAATTACAACCGGATAATTCATTACGGAAGTAATTATGTCGAATCAGATAAAAACATGGACAGCTCTGTCCGCCATAGACGTTACGCCATTTGTAAAAACTGAAGTACTTGAGGGCGTGACGTACCTCCCGTGGATGGAAGCACATTCACTGATGATGGATTATAATCCTGCGTATTCGTGGGAGTTTCAGCAGGACGCAGAGGGTCGCGAGCTGCACTATCTCAATGACGGCTCTGCGGAAGTTCGGATCACAATGATCGTTGACGGACTTTCTCAGACAACGTCCCTTCCCCTCTATCACAAAGACAAAACCTCTCGCGAGCTAAAGGCGATTGAAAACCCAAGTGCTTGGGATCTCAACACAGCCAAACAACGCGCTCGCGTTAGGGCTATGGCTGGCTTTGGGCTAGGCTATGAACTGTTCAAGAAGACGGCGCAAGAGCCGGTGTTTAAAGATGAGCAGCCGCCTGAAGTTGTAGAGAACGAAGATATCGATCACGCGGCGCGACTCTGGTCGAAACAAAAAGTGGAGTCCGCTGATAATCTTCAAGCGGCAGTCCGCAAACGTGCGCGATACCTGAACGGTTTACGAAATTTAGGCGTTTCTGGCGATCCTTTCGAGGCCGCGTGGAATGACCTTGTTGCCGCCAAAGGCTGGGTAGCCTAATGGCATTGCCAGCTCAAGGCAGTCAAGAGTGGCATGCTGTACGCGCACAGACCTCTGTTCGCGGCAGTGACTGCGCAGTCTACGAGGCCATGCATCCGTATCTGACGACTGAACAGTCAGTGCGTCAGTCTGTACGCGCCAAAGCAGGAGCGCCATCAGAGTTTACAATGGTTGATGCTGTGCGCCACGGTCAGGACATGGAGCCGGTGGCGCGAAACTTCCTCGCAAAATTGATGGGCTACCAAATCTATGAGACTGGATTCGTGGTGCATCCGAAGTACAGCTTCATTGGCGCAAGTCCTGATGGGCTGACGGATGATGGCATGGGCTGTTGCGAATTCAAATGTCCGTATCCTCGCTATACAAAAGAGCCTTACTCTATTTTTGATCGCAAGCGCTCTATGTACAAGTACCAAGTCTGGCTTCAGATGGAGTGTTGCGATGTCGATTATTGCGATTTTCTGTGCTACTTGGCTACATCCAAGCACAGTGAGCCGCAATACAGATATGAGCGAGTTGAGCGACACGACAACTTCTTTGGTGAGCTGGTGTCTGGCAAGTTCTTGCCCAAAGCGCAGGCCGGTAAAGTGTCACGGCTTGATTTATACCGCGAGTGGAATAGCTATATCAATGCACAACATGATGATGAAGATGCGCGAGCGGCTCATCTAGCGCCACTCAAGCCGGATGCTGAGATGATCAGTGATGAAGATTTAGATTTGCTCGCAAGCTATCAGGCGCGAGTGTTCCAGATCAAAAGCAGGATTAGCGAAGAGCTGGATGCGCTGGACAAGCTCAGTACCGCCAGTGACTTACTTAAAAAGGTTCTTGGTGAGAAGTACTCAGCATCCATCACGAACGGCTCGACCACGCTAAAAATCATAAACAAAAAACCCAGCACGGATTTTAAAACTGCCTTTATGTATTTGGGTGGAGAGGAAGAGGTTCTTAATCGCGGAGAGCAAATGTCCAGCTTTCATCGGACAACGGGTCTGCGCCAAATTTCAATCGTAAATGGAGAAATATGATGGCTGATGATTTTCAAGTACAGGGTGGAAACGGGCGGCTTTATCCGCTTGATGCGGCAAAGAAAGAAAAAGAGGAGAAGCGACTCGCTGACCTTTTTGCTGGCGGACAAAAGTGGGCAACGCCCGACAAAATGCACGGCTTCGACGGTTACATGCAGGTGAGTCAGCAGTACATCGACTGGCTGCAAGCATGCTTAGACAACACTTCGGAGGAGCTGATGCGGTGCAACTGGAAAGGTACATCCGCAACAGGTGCAAGCGGCAAGTTTTTAAAAATTCAGGATCTGTGGACGGGCAATGGCAATCCATCCTTTAAGCAGTTTAAGGATGGTCAAGGCGCTGCACCGAAACCTGAGGCTTCAGTCGCCCCAGTCCTTGAAGACAGTGACATCCCTTTTTAGATGGCGCTCAAACTGACACGGCAGGCAGGCAGCAAGATCTATGGCGGTATGTACCTTGACCCCGACGATCTGGAGAGTTCGTGTCAGCACCGAATTTGGGTGCGGTGGGTGCGCGATGATGACACGGCGAACGCTCTGGTACACATCAAGTCGGCGGCTGGAGTGTCTGAACGGCTTGTTGAGGTGGGTGGTGAGCCAGTCAGGTTATGCCAAGGCATCAGCTTCACGCTTGAGTCTGTGTACAACTACACCATGAAAGCCACGCCGTACTGCGTTGAGTGTCAGCGCGGGGGGGCAGCAAAAGAAATAATTCCTCAGGCTTCTTTTGCTTTTAACGCCCCCCGCGCTTACCAAATTGTGCGCGATGATGCTGTAAGTCGGAGCCAAAAATGACCAATCCGTATTTTTCTTACGAAGATGAGGACACGATCCGAATCAAAGACGAGCTGTTTCGGTCGGATGATTTAAGTGATGAAGCCATCGATCTTCTCGCAAAAGCGACAAGAACCTCTCTTGGCATTGCGACTATTTATAGCATTTTAGATTTAGCCAAAATCGGCTTTGAGCAGCTCAATGACGAACTTTATGCCGCAGCAAAAGGTAACCCGCCACGCAGCCACTAGCTGCTGGGGTAGGAGAGCGTACCCTTTGACGCAATGACCGGCTTGGCCCACCGGCTCCGATACGGGCTTTTAAACTGGAGAATTTATGGCGTTTAAGATTTTAGA